ATATCAAAAATCTTATATTTGTAACGTACACCCTCAACTCCAAACTCTGGGATTATCTCTGTGTTGACATGGTATTCGATTAATCTTAATAATGGATAAATAATTCGTTTCTTTGCTACGCTTGTTTGTACTATTTGGTTTGCTGCGCCTTTTGCGTCTTCTGTGAATCCCAACTCAGTTGCTGTAATTCCAAATGCTCCCCAGACTAACTTACTCCACCACTTTTGACTTTCTATTAATTCAAGCTCTTGGTTAGTAAATCCTAATCTCTCGAACTTTGGCATCTTGTTAACCATAGGCAATTTATGGTTTGCTCTCTTCCAGTTTCCTAGATCATCTTGAACTTTTTGTTGTTGAACCCATTGTTGTCCAAATGCCTTTAAATCATCACTTGTCATTCCTTCTAATCCAAGCACTCCTGGAGGAATTGAATTGTCGTTGAAGTATTCTAATTGAGACTCCACTGCATAAATTAATGTTTGAACTGTCTTAGCCAATATCTCCATAGATGAACGTCCGTATAAATTGTCTGTTCTTACTTTCTTCTCGAACCACACTATTTCTCTACGACCGAATGGTATTGGTCTAGCTCCTGTGTTAAATCCATATTGAAAATATGCTCCTTCTTCTTGTGCGTCTACTGCGTCCATTTCTGCCTGAATAGCTGGATATTCCATTTGTTGAGTTTGTGTTTCGCCTTCACCTAGAATATTTTTCATTAAAATTAAATCTGCTCTAGTCGTATAAAATCCATACGGATCTGGGTTTTTAGTAAAGGCCATTCCATCACGAGAACAAATTTCAACCATCTCTCCAAACATATTAAATATCTTAACCATTATACCAGAGTTAAGTTCTAGCAAGTCTGGCAACATCATTCTTACAATCATCTCCCAACTTTCTTTGTTTGTGTTTGGATTATAAAAAAACTCTTGTATTCTTTCAATATCTTTTTCCTTTCCTGGTACTTCATTGCCTGCTCTATCTTCTGCGACTATCTCCCACTCGACTGAACATACCTCATCTATGATTGCTGTCACACACATGTCTACATAAATTGAGGCTGCTAGTTGTCTAAAATAATTAAGGTCTTTGTATCTTGGGTATCCGAATGGAGCTCTATAAAAAAAGTTTGGCATATATGCTTTTGGGAGTCCATCTCTCGTTTCTTCAAATACTGTTACAGCATTTTCTCCTTTTGGTTTTATAATTGGAGTTGCTTTATTATATGGTCCGGCTCGTGTGCCTGAACGATTGCCTAATGGTTGTAGAACTGATTCACTGCCGCTTTCCCAAGGGCAGTTTGAAAATATAGAGGCTGATTTTCGTTCCATGAATATGATGACTGAATTTGTAGTGGGGTTGGATATATCTTTTAACCTTAACAATTTTATAAAGGTATTTGTTAATTAATATAAGTTACTCAACCAATATCCTGTCTCCGACCATCCTTCTTTCTACTCCGTTTACTACTTTTGTTTTGATTTTTGAATCTCCGTAAACTTTCAATTTGTTTTCTGCGTCTATTTTGTCTATTGGCCCAGGGAATGTCCAAGCAGATTCATTTGGATTAATCTCGAAATACATCCTCATCATTAAACAATTAGATACAAGAATATCATTAGCATAATAACAATGGTCTTTTTGAACTTTTAAATCATAAACGTCTATTTTCCCACATAAGCTTAGCAGCACAACTTCTTGAACAGCATTTGGTTGGGTCTTGCTTTTTGACGTTGAATTCTTTTCCGCAATATAAACAATTTCTTCTTTCAAAATATCTTTTCTCTTTATACTTTGCTTTTTGAAAACATTTGTTTGAGCAGTATTTTCCACATTGATTAACGCTTTTGTCAATAAATTCTTCTTTGCAGAATACACATATTTTTTTAATATTCTTGATATTTTGTTTTGCATGAATCCTTTGATGTTCCGAAGATTCAATGATTGTAAGATTCTTTGGATTATTGTTGAGATGGTTTCCGTCAATATGGTGAACTGCGTATCCTTTAGGGATTGGTCTTCCTGTTGAATCCTCATAAACTCTTCTATGCAAAGATTCAATTCTTCCATTTCTTTTCTTGTAATAATATCTTCCACTGGATAAAAGCCTATATCTTTCTCCTTTGTAAATAATCTCTTTATTCTCCATTTTAATAAATTTTTTGTGTTTAATATTTCTCCTTTATACTCTCTCATCTTAAGGGCTTTAACCTTTTTAAAACTATCATTTAGATAAATCTTGTGATTTGGCGTGCAATAAATCTCTTTACCATTATTAAATTTGATTTTTACTATCTGCTCTGATTTCTTCTTTTTGACCTCCAAAACTTTTCTACTTCCAAATGGAGTTATTACTTTTTCTCCTACTTCTACATTTTTAATAAATTTATATCCTTTTGTAGTTAAAACGTTGGTATTTCCAACTAAGCAGTCTCCAGCATCTGTTGATCTTGTTAAACTTCCTAATTCTTTTAATTCTTTTTTAGATATAACTCTTAATGGAACATCTTTATCTGCATCCACTTGTTTCATCTGCTCTAAATCTTCCACTAACATATTTTTAATCTCTATTGGAATATCTCTATAAACTCCTATTAAACTAGAATTAACATAATTAGATAACATAAACCAACATTGACTTCTAAGATTCTTATAATTATGAATAGCTTTATCTTTGATAGTTTCTTTTTTCTTCTTTAAAGGCGCTGCATTTGCTACAAATCCAACAATTTCTGGCATTTCTTTCTTTAGTCCAAACCCTACACCAATCTCATCAACTAAACAATGACTTCTGGGTATCTTTCTGGTTGTTAATCTTTTATCTAACTCACTACTAGAAATATTATCTAACATTTCAACCTCTGTAACAAATAACCCATCCCAATAACTAAGCATACATTTATCCCTTCCGAATCCAGCTTGATCTACTATACAATATTTTTCTCCTCTTTTAGCCTCATTTGTTAACATATCTATAATTTTATCATAATCAAATAATTTTAAAGGATCATCATCGTATTCCCAATTTCCTTCAAGTAACCTTGCTCGATTGATTGGATCTAATTTTTTTAAGTTCTCAATATAATGCTCTGAAATAAAAGGATTATCATAAACATCAGCTCTTATATAAGCCTTCCAAGGTTCAAGCTTATTATCTCTCCATTTCTTATAGAAATCTTTGTAAATAAAAGTCTTACATGGATTAGACCCCATTGCAAGTTTAGGAATTAATCCAAACTCATCTAATTTATATCTCATTCTACTTCTAATAATTTGATAAGCCTGTTCACCTATTTCTGCCATCTCATCAATAAATCCATCTGTATATTCTGTTGAACCTAAACCAACAAACTCTGGATCACTTGGATAATAAAATAAATCTCTTAAATATTCCTCACTTCCATTATTGAATTTGATTACTCCCATAATTGCATTATAAGTAAAATCGCTATTCAATTTTAATCCCATTAATCTAAGAACTTCAAAAAATGTTAATAAAGTAGATTCCTTTAAACTCTTTAGTCTGGCTCTTGCAAGAAAACCTCTTGAACCAGGATATTTTAATCTCCTAATTATTTGCCATAAACATCCAGTAAAACTCTTTGCTCCCCCTGCTGCTCCACCCATAAAGATTTCTGTATGCTTATCATCTTCAAGAACTTTTAATATTTCTTCTTCTTTTTTATTTATCTTTATTGATATTGTCCCTGGGATTATCTTTGTTTTTTGCATTATCATTTTTTATATCCTCATTAGAATGTGTCACAAAATTAATTGTTACAGGATTTTCAAACTTATGTAATTCTGCTACTTTGGCCTTAAATCCATAATTTTCAAGAAGTTTTGTAAAAGTCTCTCCACTATCATTTATGGCTTTAATTGCCTTTAATCTAATAATTGGATCCTTTTCATTTCTTAAAATTTCCCCAATACTCATATTCTTTTGAACAGACATTAAAATTTTCTTACCTTCAGAAGTAACATTACTAAAATTTATCTTTTTGATTAAAGCATCCCTATCATTATAAATGGTTTTCAAACTACAATTCCATTTTTCTGCAAGGGATTTTACAGGAATTACAAAGGG